TGGTTCGATTGCCTCGGGTCAGCATCTTGCGGACCACTTCTTCCTTGAAGGCCTGCGCGTAATTCGTCTTGTTCATCGCTTCATTCAAAAACTGAGGCGACAACTAGCCTGACACGGGGGGATTTTGCGTGAAAACAACAATTCAACTTTCCAATAAGAAATACGCGGTATTTATGGGTTTGCATATGCAAACTTTATGGATATCCAAAATGACCCTTACCGAAATCCGCGAAGCCCGTGCTGGCAAAGTAGCCGAAATGCGTGGCCTGCTGGCGAAAGCCGACACCGAGAAACGAAGCCTATCCGAACCGGAGAAGGCCACCTTCGACAAGCTCAAGGGCGAAATCACCAACTTGGAAGCCGACGAGCAGCGTGCTCAGTTCCTGGCCGATGTGGAGCGCCGCGCTGTGGGCGAACCTGTCGAGCGCAAAGAGCTTGAGCAACGTATCTCATTGTCCGAGGCGATCAATGCTCAAGTGGAAAACCGCGCACTGACTGGCGCACTGGCTGAGTTCAACCAAGAGCAAGCCCGACAAGGTATTACTGCCCGACGTGGTGGTGTGCTGGTGCCATCGAGCCTGTTTGAGAAACGCACCACGCAGACCACGACCAGCCAGACCAACATCGTGCCTGACGATTACCGCGCCGATCAGTTTATCGGCCTGTTCCGCAACAGCATGGTGATGCGTAGCCTGGGCGCACGTGTCCTGTCTGGCCTGCGTGGTGATGTGGTGATTCCCCGTCAAACCGCCAGCCATACCGCCTACTGGGTAGCCGAGGGCGATAGCCTGACTGAAAGCAACCCCACGTTCGACACCATCAAGCTGACCCCCAAGCATGTGGGCGCATTGTCTAGCGTATCGCGCCAACTGCTGCAACAAGCCAACCCTTCGATTGATAGCCTGATTCGTGACGACTTCGTACAAGTCATTGGCTTGGCAATCGACAAGGCCATGCTTCACGGTTTGGCTGTCAACGATGAACCGGTGGGCATTTTGAATACGGTCGGCATTGAAACCGCCAGCCTGTCTACGCTGGACTGGGAAGCCGTTGTTGCCATGCTCGAAAAGCTGGCCCTACAAAACGTGACCCCCAACGCGATCATTACCCACGCCAAAGCTGCGACCGTGCTGCAAACCACGCTCAAGGATTCCGTGGCTGGTGCCGAGTACCTGATGCAAGGTGGCCGTATGGCTAACCTGCCCGTGAATGTCACCAACCAACTGGACGCCGTTACTGACAGCAGCGACGACCCAGTTACTGGCCGCGTCCTGGTGGGCGACTTCTCGCAACTGGTTGTCGGTGAATGGGGTACGGCTGAAATCCTGGCCAACCCCTACGCCGCCGGTTACTACGAGAAAGGCGACATTCAATTGCGCATCATGGCAACGATGGACATGGCGGTACGCAACCCCAAAGCGTTTGTCCTGGCCGACGACCTGGGCCTGTAAGCAAGGGGGCACGTATGGAACAGCTAGAAATCCGTTCTAGTGGCGCTGTACGTGCCACTGCTGGACGCCTGGAAGGTTACGCCGCTGTATTCAATACCGAGGCCGCCTTACCGGGCTTTCATGAGGTGATACGGGCCGGAGCCTTTGCCAAGAGCCTACAGGCCGGTGGCAATATCCGCGCCTTGTATCACCATCGAGACAGTGAACTGTTAGCGTCGACCCGATCAGGCACTCTCACCTTGGGGGAAGATCATCATGGCCTCAAGTTCAGTCTTTCAATCCCTGATACATCGTATGGCCGCGACTTGGCCGTACTGGTTGAACGTGGCGATGTGTCCGGCTGTAGTTTTGGTTTCCGTGTAAATGACGGTGGCGACCGCTGGGAAGAACGAAGCGGCGGCGAATGGCTGCGTGAGCTGCTGGACGTGGAACTGTCAGAGATCACGATAACCGGCGACCCGGCATACCAAGATACTTCTGTAGCCCTGCGCAGCAAGCCCAGCAAGCCATTTATGGGCTTTCTCGACCTTCGCACCATGTGGATGGACACTTGCCGATGATTACCCGCCTGTTAAACCGCCTGGGCTATGAAAAGCGCAGCACCAACCCTAATGACCCGTGGGCGCATTTTGATGCGCTACGCAATGGCCCGGTGAACGCACAGACCGCGCAAGGCGTCAGTGCCGTTTTCGCTTGCGTGGCCGCGATCAGTGAAACCGTGGCGACCCTGCCGTTTCACCTGTACCGCGACAAAGACGGCGAACGGGAAAAGGCAACCAGCCACCCCCTGTATCGCGTCATTCATGACATACCGAACCCTGAGCAAACCGCAATGGAATTTCGGGAAATGATGACCGCCTCGGTGCTGCTCACGGGTAACGCCTTTGCCCGTATCGTGCGTGGCAGTGATGGCCAGGTACGGGAATTGTGGCCTGTGTCTGATGTTCAGGTACTACGCCTGAGCAATGACAAGCTGGCCTACGAGTACACCGACAATAAGGGCCGGGTAAACCGTCTGCTGCAAGATGAATGCTTGCACCTTCGTCACCGTATTGGCCCTGATGGTGTGCTGGGCTTATCACCGATTGCTGTGGCGCGTGGCGTCATTGAACTGGCGCAATCCGAACAGGAGCACGGTACAGCGACATTCAGGCATGGGGCAAAACTTGCTGGTGTACTGGAAACCAGCCAGGTATTAAAGCCTGAGCAACGCCAAGCCCTAAAGGAGTCCTGGGCCAATCAATATGGCGGTGCTGGCAATAGTGGCAAAACCCCTGTACTCGAAGCTGGCATGAGCTACAAGCCTATTTCCATGAGCCTGGAAGATGCCGAATGGATAGAAGCCCGTAAATTCAATGTGGCCGAGGTGTGCCGATTATTTCGTGTGCCGCCTGTCATTGTGGGGGCGCTGGAAGCTGCCAACTACTCCAACAGCGTGGAACTGAACCGGCAATTCGTGACATTGACCCTGCGCCGCTGGCTGACCATGTGGGAGCAAGGCATTGATACCAAGTGCCTGACCGAAGTGGGCCGCCGCACCTACTTTGCCGAGCATTCCGTAGAAGGTCTATTGCGTGGCGACAGTACCGCCCGCGCCGCCTTCTACGCATCGGGTATTCAATCAGGATGGATGCTCAGGTCTGAGGCCAGGGAACTGGAAAACCTACCGCCGCTGGATGGCCTGGACGATACACCCACCGATGGTGGGCCAACCCGCACCACGCCAACGCAGCCGTACCCCAGCAAGGAGAGCGAATAATGCCACGTCGCCCGCCAAGGCATGACCCTCATGCGAACCATGCCAAGACACCGATACACAGACCGAGGAAGACGAACCCCACCGGGCGCGATGCCGACCCGCGCCGCACGATACCGCTGAACACGGCGGCATGGCAAAAGCTACGGGCCAGTGTGCTGGCCGAAGATCCGCTGTGCCGTGATTGTGAGCGCATGGGGCGCGTGACGCCTGCGACCGATGTAGACCATGACGATGGGAACCCTGGCAACAACGACCGCGCCAATCTGGTGCCCCGGTGCCATTCGTGTCACTCGCACAAGACCATGAGGGAGCGCCACGGCAATGCTGCCGTCCAAGGCTGCGACCTGAACGGGATGCCGCTTGACCCGAATCATCCGTGGAACCGTCAGAAATCACTGGAAGCTGATCGAGCTAGACCGGCCGCCCAGTCTTTATTTAATGCTGACTGCATTTCACAATATGAAAACGACTGAGAAACGACCCCGCACAGATACCGCTAAAGCTGCTGTACAAGCTGCCCAAAACGCCGCCTTGCCGCCTTTGGAGCCGCCTGCGTGTGTTTCTCTGCGTCCTGGTGATCGGCCATTCTGGGAGCGTATCGTAACCAGCAAAGCCCGTGATAACTGGACAGATGTTGACCTGGTGACAGCCGCCCAACTTGCTCGAGCGCAAGCGGATATTGAAGCCTTACAAGCCCTGGTGGATGCTGAGGGCTATGTGGTGGATGGCAAGGTAAACCCAGCCGCCCAAATGCTGGAAACCCTGAGCAAGCGCACGGTGGCACTGAGCCGCGTGTTGCAAGTTCATGCCCTGGCAACCGTGGGGCGATCTGCTGATGCGGTGGCCGCTGCCAAGCTCGAGCGTGATGCCCGCCAAGCTGACGACGACGACCTGATACCCCGACTGGTGGCGATCAAATGACACGCGCCGAGAAAATCATCAAGTTCATTGAATCGTTCTGCCGCACGCCAGAAGGTGCGCTGGTGGGCCAACCGATGGTGCTGGCTGATTTTCAAAAGCAATTTATCCGTGATGTTTACGACAACCCAGCGGGCACACGGCGGGCCATCCTGTCAGTTTCAAGGAAGAACGGCAAGACAGGTTTGATTGCTGGCTTGCTGCTGGCGCACCTGGTGGGGCCGGAAGCTCGCCAAAACGTTCAATTGGTATCGGGGGCCATGTCGAGAGATCAAGCTGCCCTGGTGTTTAATCTGGCTGCCAAGATGGTGATGCAATCGCCGCGCCTGGTTGACCTGGTGCGCATCGTGCCAAGTAGTAAACGCCTGATTGGTCTGAACATGAATACCGAGTACCGGGCATTGGCTGCTGACGGCAAGACAGCCCACGGCCTGAGTCCCGCGCTGGCGATTCTGGATGAAATCGGCCAAGTGCGCGGCCCGCAGTCTGACTTTATCGACGCCATAACTACCTCACAAGGCGCACACGAAAACCCGCTGCTGATTGCCATATCGACGCAAGCTGCTAGTGATGCTGATTTGTTGTCGACCTGGATTGACGACGCCAAAGCCAGCAACGACCCGCGCATCGTGTGCCGTGTGTACGAAGCACCAAAAGATTGCGACCTGCTGGATGAAACCGCGTGGAAGGCTGCTAACCCGGCGCTGGGTACATTCCGAAGCCTGGACGACCTACGGGAACAGATGCAACAAGCTGCCCGTATGCCTTCGATGGCGAACACAGCACGTAATCTGCTGCTGAACCAGCGCGTGAGCCTGGACAGCCCATTTATCTCGCCTGATGCGTGGAAGGCCAACAGCGCAGGTGCGTCCAGTTTTGGACACACCCCTGTTTACGCTGGCCTGGACTTATCCGCCCGTACTGACTTGACCGCCCTGGTGCTGATCGGCCAGGTAGATGGTGTGTGGCAGGTACAGCCGCATTTCTGGACGCCAAAGCAAGGCATACAAGAGCGTGAGCGCCGCGACCGGGCACCTTATACCACCTGGGTACAGCAAGGTTTCTTGCGGGTGTGTGATGGCGCTGCAATCGACTACGAGCAAGTGGCCAACGACATGGCCGAGATATTGGCCGATGTGGATATACAGGCTATTGGCTTTGACCGCTGGCGCATTGATGTGCTGCGCCGTGAGCTAGACCGCATGGGCCTGGATTTACCCCTGGTGGAGTGGGGGCAAGGTTTCAAAGATATGAGTCCGGCACTGGATGCCCTGGAAGCGGCCTTGTTGAACGAGGAAGTGGCCCACGGCAATCATCCGGTGTTGTCCTGGTGCGCAGCCAATGCCACGACCACGAAAGACCCGGCAGGCAACCGCAAGCTGGACAAGAGCCGCCAGACGGGCCGCATTGACGGCATACAAGCCCTGGCTATGGCCTTTGGCGTGGCGAACACAGAACAAGTACAGGCGGTGCCAGATGAAATCTTTTTTATTTGAGCGCGTGGGCTTTGGCCTTCATGTTCTGCCCTCGCCGGTGGGGCCGGGAAACCGGGATACCGGACGTGGATTAGACGGCGAGTGCCACGTTCAGAGAAAACCCCGTCAGACGGCGCAGCCGACTCCTTTGCCATTCGTTAGCGGGACGCTTTACGTGTGGTTTTGGCTGGTGGCCGTCACCCATTTAAAGGAATGATATGAACGTAGGCCGACTCAAGCACCGTATCAAGCTGCAAGAGCAGCAAGAGACACAAGACCCGAATACCGGGGCAATCACCAAATCCTGGGTAGATGTGGCGTCTGTGTGGGCGTCCGTTGAGGGGATCAATGGCCGGGAGTTCGTCGCCGCCGCCGCGGAACAAGCAGCCGTCACCTGGCGCATTACGGTGCGTTACCGCGATATTTTGCCGACCTGGCGCATTGTCTTTGATGGCCGCTATTTCAATATCAAGGCGATTTTGCCAAACAACGATCAGACGCAATTAACCCTGATGTGCGAGACCGGAGCAAACAACGGATGATTACGCTAGAACAAGCCAAACTACACCTACGTGTTGACCATGACGACGAGGACGCCGCCATTACCGCCATGATCGACGCCAGTACCGCCGCCGCGCTGGACTATCTGAACCTGGAAGAAATGCCCGATCCCATGCCGGCACCCGTTAGCGCCGCGATCCTGCTACAAGTGGGCGACCTGTACACTCACCGGGAACGGCAGGCCGAGCGACCGTACCACGGCAACCCGACCTATGAACGCTTGCTGAACCCGTATCGGGCGATGGCGGTGTAGTTCCCTCTTTTCCAAACTGTACCAGCGTGGTTATAGGGAACTTTCGGGGGAACTTTTAATATGGGTTTAGGTGTGCGCCTGTATCTATGCGGCTTTTAAGCAACAGTTCAATTCCCCCCGACCACCAGATAACGCCACGCTGCACTATGTAGTCGTCCCTGAAATATTCATTTCAGCGGTTATTTGTGCGTTTCATGCCGCCAAGAGCCACAGCTTCCGAACGCCAAGACTGTCATTCAAGCGGTCACCAGGCCGGCTCGCGGCCAAGGCCG